CCGATTCGGCTGCCGTTATGCCATCACCGGGCCACTTGTGGCGGTCGCTTACAATAACGGCGCAGCCATCTTCGATATGAAAATGCTCTCTCAGCGTATAGGCGCGGTCGTGAACCGTCAAATCGTCTGTAATGGACGGAAGCACATAGCCGAGGCTTTCAAGCCTGTTGCGCCTTGAATAGACATTGCGAACGTGGATGCCGAGGGCCTTTGCAACTTGGTTTGGCGAGAAACCGCTTTCGACCCAAGTGCGGATGAAGTCGTCAGCGGAAGTTACCACTTGCAAACCTTTTGGCCTGTCAGGTTATGGGCCAAAATCTGCTTTGCGGTTTCATCCGTAAAGGCATCGTGCTTCGATACGTAGATGGGCTTCCAAGGCCCGCACGCATCAATCCCGGCGCCAGTCTTGGCGCAGCCTGTCAACAGCACTACTGCCAGAAGTGGTGCCCACCTTACGGTCGATTTCATCCCGCGTTCTCCGTGTCTCTATGTCACTCGCCAATGCCTTTTGCTTTTCCGATTCAATGCCGTTGCGCCTGCCTTTAAGGTATGCAGATGCAAAAAGCATAGCGGCGCCGAAGATTGCAAGGAAAAAGCGACCAACCTTGGAAGAAAAAAATGAGACAGCGTTCAGAAGCATCATTCTTTCCGTGCCCGCCAAATAATGACGCCAACCAGCGCCACAAGGATAAGGCCACCAACGATCCAAGGCGACATACCACCCATGATTCGGATGACAGGTTCGGCTTCAGACAGCGCCGTGCCTGCGGCGCTGATCGTGGCGACGGTGGCCGCACCCTTGGCAGTATTGGAGGATAGGGCGGTAGAGAGGCCCGCCGTTGCTTCCGAGACTTCTTCGCCAGTCGTGCTGGACACAAAATTGCCTCGCGCCCACAGGCCCGCTTCGGCTGCGCGGCGATTGACCAATCCAGGCATTACCTTATTCCTAACCTTGTTCCAACGCGCCAATTCTTTTGGCACGCTTTCATAGTCGCCTGCGTTCAGTTTCTTGATAAGCGTAGACTTCTGCGCCGCGCTAATGCCGACGTTGAAGCACCATGAAACGAGGGCGCCATACTGCCCGTCAGTCAAATCGACCGAGACCATTTCTGAAATTGCTTTTTCGTAAATAGCCAAGTCGGAGCGAAGCAGCTTTGCGGCACGGGCTTCCGTGATCTTGGTCCCGCGCTTCATAAGTGACTGGGTGGCGGTATGCCCATAGCCAATCGTGTCTACGCCTGCGGGGCATTTGTATGGCTCAGCGCGAAAGCCTTCCCACCGCTTGATGAGGTCTACGGTTTCTTGGTTGACTTTGCGAACCGTCATGTCGTTCTCCATAAACTAGACGTTCTTGATCGACTTGCCTTCGGCATACTTGGCAACGGCGATGTCGATAAGCCGTGGCCCGGTATACGAGATGGCGATGATGACTGCAAAATTAGAAAAACCAGTCAGGCCGAAGGCGTCAGCAACACCTTTGCCGACCACGCCCATCCCAATAGCCATAGGGATTTCCCACAGCAAGCACAAGCCTGCGGGGCGCTTGGCAGCCATGGCCAACGCCAACATGCGGCCCAACATGCCCATGCCGCCAGCCAGGGCGCCTTGGGAGGCCAATTCACGGACTGTCCATTCATCTAGCGCCATGTTGGCCTCCCTCACACGAAACTTTATGAAGAATTAGTCAGTGTATTGATTTGATTTTCGAGCAAAGACACTTTTTGACTTAGGCTCTGCACCGCGCCCCACAGGACGGGGACAAGTTGGCTGTGGTCGATAGCCTGCATATCTTCCCCGTCTTTTTCTCCGATGACGGCTTGGGGGATAAGATGTTGGACCTCGTGCGCCTTAAAGCCAAAAATCTTTGGTGCGTTCGGCTTCTCTTTCCAATTGAATTTGTAGACGGGGGTGGCGTCTACAAAATCTTGTGCTTCGGTAAATTCTTCGAAATTTTCCTTGAGGCGATAATCAGAAGAAGTTGCATATCGCACAGAAGTTGAGACGTAGACAAACCCGATTTGACTGCCTGATTTGTTGAATGTAATCCCCACCCCTTCTGTATCGTTTCTGTTTACGAGTATGGCGTAGTCGCCACTACTTACAGAAAAGTGAGACGAACCATTAGGGTTAATGGTGGAGCCGGTATTTGTGTTGCCCGACCCCGGCGCATCAACTGTAGACCCAAAACGTGATATTGCGCTAAATATTGCTGTGCTTGAAACGCTAAACGTGCCCCCTGGACCAACAACCAGACCGCTTGCCGCCGTAAGTGGGCTGTAGATCGTTGTGCTAGTCGTGGTGGCCTCAAAAACCCGAGAACCACCAGCCGCAATAGCAAACTTATTTTCACCAGAAAAATAAGGTCCAGTATCGCGGTCATTGATCGGCGAAAGAGCCGTGTTGCTTACGGTGCCACTACCGATAGTAAGGGGTGTTGATAGCGAGAAATTGCCATCACTGTCATACATGATGAATTTAGCGGCGGAAGGTGCGAGGAACAGATATTTAGTTCCTGCGCCCCAGTTTACTTTGCCTGTTCCACCTGTATGGTTTCTTATAGTCACTGTCCGCGCAATAGTAGAAGGCGAGCCTGCTGTAAATACTCCTTCGCCAATTTCAAATTGGGTTGGATTTTCTAGGCTATCAACAACTGTATACGCGACATATGACCCAGAGGAGACCCCTGCATTTGCAGGCGTCAGATACCCTTGAACCGCTGTTGTCCCCAAGGCATAGGTGCCGCTTAGCCCTTCAGTATCAGTTGGCACTAAAACTCGATCACCGACAAAAACTGAAACGGCCATTATGCGTCTTCCTCAATTTGAAAATCGGTTGTCCACATATCTTCTAATTGTCGATTTACGACGGGAGCATCTGAAAACGTCCCGAACATGCCATCGCCAAGATATTCTTCTTCTCTAGCAAAAAAAACTTGCCCTGTGGTCCCTACTTCACCCACAGCCGAGACAAGAGTAGATGCTTCCGTTTGAGATAAAATTGGAAAGCCAATTCTCTCTACCCGATAAGGCAATCCTCTAGTCGCGTATCGGACACCCGTTATACCTGCGCGAGTAGAAGTGCCAGGGTCTCTAAACGATATACCTTGTCCGTAACCATATGAGTATTTGGTTATAAGGGCATCGCCAGCCCATATGCGGCCCAATTGAATATAACTGCTAGTTGCTGTTCCGACAAACCTAAGTCGTATATAACGTGCGTTGATCCCGGTTGCCGACCGCCATGCCCAAACACCCCAAGGGTTTAGCGTGAACGCCGCTGCTGCTACGTTCAAGGCATCTGTGCCAGCCTCGCTTGAGGTGCTGGCAGTTAACGCAACCGTCGATCCAGATGGAGGTAAAAGTCCGTCTCGTGGCGCCGCAAAAGCAATTGTCTTGATCTGGCGATTGGTTGTGAGGTTCAAATCAACCGTGACACTCGTTACGTTGTTCCAAGTGCCGCTACGCCACACATTTTGAATTTGCGGTGTAAGCATGCCCGCAGGTCCAAGCCCCGGAGCTTGGCTTGAAACCGTCACCCCAACCCCCGGTTGTTCCGCCCAATTCTTCCAAGAAAGAACAGCACCCATTAACCCCACAACTCCAGTTCGGCGGAATCGCCTCTAGCAGAAATACCACGAACCAATAACTGTTTGCCACCCGCCAGCGTAGGGATGCCCGGCCATATTAGAGTAACAGTAGACCCAATAGGGAGTTCCCACCATCGGACACCCCCCGCACGAGGGCCTATCTTAACAGACCAAGTGCGCCTTGGAATTTTGTAAATTGCTAAAAGAGATTGAGCAAGAGTTGATGCGTCAGTTTCAGATTCTAGAACGCCAGGAAATTCAGGCCCATCAATAGCGAGTGGAAAGCGGATTTTTACGTCCGCATCAGTGGCAACCACAACGCGCCGTTTACGTGAATAGTAATCCGCAACCGAGGCGCCCAGCGTTTCAGATACGTCCGTCCCTAGCTGCGTAGTCTCAATTTCTTGATACGATACACGCACACGCCACCAAGGGGGTGTAGAACCAGAAGTTTCTTGGGGCGCTGTGACTTGCATATAGGGTTCAATAGTTAAAATAGGTGTTGCGAATTTTGGGTCTACAATGGTGCTGCCTTCAAAAACACCAAGGGCATTCGCGCCCCACCAAACCGCGCCAAGACCT